GAACGAGTTTAGAGCACCTGCAATCCCTCCACCATCAGGCTCGGCCGCTGGCGGCTGCGTCTCTGCGGACAACTGCCGAACAGCCGACTGCACAGCCTGATCGTCGGGCGCCTCGATCTCGAAGGTTTGGCCGTTTATTTCGACTTCATATGTCGGCATTATTCGGCCTTCCTTCGGATTTTCACGCCGGGAATGTCAGTCTGGATCTCGTTCGGGTCTTGGCGGCTTTGGTCAAAGATCGCATCGCCAACTTTCGGGCCGTGGATGACGCGCAGGAGAGTCCGCTCGTAGTTGTCAAGGGCCTTTTCAACCTGTTCCTTGCCGGCATCCGGGTCGATGGCACCAGACGCCGCGGCTAGCATGGCGCCTTCCTTCTCCGTAACGCTACCCAATGCGCCACCTGTGGGGCTTGCCTGGCGCATAGCGGTAAGGTTCTCGATCGTGGCGTTGGACTTCAGGACGTCGATCTGGCGGCGCAGCTCGGCTGCGTCACTCTCCGTTAGATTGGATGCGAGACGACCGAGAGAACCTGTCGCCAGCGTGCCGTTCTTGATGAGATTGCGCGCTTCGGAGGCTGCCGTGGTGATGACATCGGTCGCGGTCTCACGTCGTCCGCCCTGTGTCTCCCTCGACTTGAGCGCCTGCTCCATTTCGAGAGCGGCCGGGGAACCGGGGATGGGTTCAATAGAGGTGATGCGGCCCTGCGCATCGCGAACCGCCTGATAGCCGGCCGGAATGTTGCCCTCGTTATTGATCGTGATACCCTTGTCGCCGCCGGACAGCATGAACTTCTGATATTCCGGCGTTCCAGGCCGAAGCCCCGCCTCCGCAGCTCGCATCTGGAGAGCCGTCACGCTGTCGGGGGTCTTCTGCTGCGGGTTACGAGCGCGCTCCAGCTCTATCTCGGCCTGCTGAATTTGCAGGCGCCGCAGAGGGTCATTTTGCTGCATCTGCTGCTGCATGAGGGCCTGCGCAACGGCCCGCGTCTGGGGCGTGGCGCGCGGGTCGGTCAGCGCTTGCAGGATGGCCGGGTTGATCCCGCTAGCCTGCTGCGTCTGCTGGCCCCCAGCGAGCGCCTGAGCGACAGACGAGGTCTGTGCGGCTTCCTGTGTCTGGCCGGTCTGTGCTGACATGCCGGGGAACTGGCTGGCGTAGGCGGGTGTCTGTTCGAACTCGGCCACTTCGTCGGTCAGTGAACCGCCAGTTGGCGAGACGGCCTCAATTGCGGCCTCCGGGGTCACAGCGGCTACTTCGCCCTGCCCCTGGAACGTCGGGAGGAAGGACTGTGCAAGCGCTAGACGCCGCGCAGCTTCGCCGCCTGGGCGATTGTACCCGGCGAACTTCCACGCATTGTTCATGAGGCTTTGCGCCTCTTCGAGACTGCCCGCACTGTTCAATGCTTCGATGAGTTGCGGGTTCTCCTGAAGAAAGAACTTCGCTTGTCCTGCAGGAGACAAATCACCGGAGGAGGCTAGCGCCTGATACCGAGGTCCGCGCCAAGACATGATGCCGCCAGCCGTACCAGCCTGTCCGCTTTCGCTCGGGTCGCTCCAAGTGCGGGTGACGTTTCCAGAGTCAAAGCCGCTTTCTGCCTTCCCTGTCGCGGCGATTGCAGCGAGGGCAAATGGGTTATTCACGCCCCCCTGCTTTACCGTGTTAATGAAGCCAGAATAGACGTCATTTCCCGAAAGATCGATCGGTTGAGTTGGAGCCGTGGCCGCAAGCTCTCCTGCCGCTTCCGTCATGGGAATGGCAGAGGTTTCGGCTGCAACAACCGGAGATGCCCCGCCGAGGAGGCCCTTGATGATGTCGGAGTTATAGGCGGAGTTCTCTTCCCCCGCGGCTTCGGCGCGACGGCTCTTGACGACACCGCCCAAGGCATCGACCACGCGGGCCATGCCCTGCGTCCAATGCCCGACAGCTGAAGTATTGCCGGCGCGCATGAGGAGTTCAGCGGCAACCTCTTTCTCGCGTGCGATCTCTTCGGGTGTCTTCTTCGACCCGCCAGCGCCCCAGATGAACGGGGTCAGTGCTTCGACAACTGGATTCGCCATTATCGCCGCCCCTTATGCAAACATGCCCAGGCCGCCCGACAGAAGCCCGAAGAGGCCACCCATCTTCGCTTGCGACGACTGAAGCTCTGCCTGATATTTGTTATTGACAAGACCGGTATAATCCACGCCACCAACGCCCGTCTGCGGGGTCTGCTGGAACTGCGGCTGCGCGATCTGAGACCCAGACAGCAGAGAGGATATCTCGTTGAGCGGCTGATTTCGCTCCGTGAGAGCTTCCTGGTAGGCCTGCTGGCGCCCCGTAAGCATGAGCTGGTTATAGGCGTCGTTCTTCGTCTGGCCGAACTGCTGCATCTGCTGGTCAAAGGCAGGCGTGCCGGGACGCATGCCAGAGGCGATGAGCTGCGAGCGAAGCTGTTCCTGCTCCTGCGCAAACCGGGGGTCGAGACGTTTGGAGCCGAGGTCATACGCCCACTGCTCGGCATCCTCATTGTTGTATTCGAACGGCTTGGCGAGATAATCCTTGAGAAAGCCGGACTGCTGATTTGCAAGGCCCGCCAGATTCCCTTGTGCCGCCTGCGTCTGGTCGAAGATGGCTTTTTGCACGGGCGTTAGCTGCGTCGTCGCCGTGTACTGCGGCGTCTCGACCCAATTGCCCTGGCTGTCTTTGAACTTGTTCACGCCCGTCTGGTTGTATGTCAGGGAGCCTGTCGGTCCCACCTGGTTGACCATGTTCAACTGCTGCTGCGTGATCGCGGTATCGCGGTTCATGCCGCCCTGTGCCTGGGCGGTCTGCATCGGATCTGGTGGCTTCGGAGTTGAGACCAGTTTACTATCCTCCCGTTCTCAGCTATGCTTCGTTCAATGACGGCGCACAGGAAGGGTTGATGATGTTAGAAGTAGGCGATATTGCCCGGTTTTGGTCGAAGGTTGATTGTCGAGGGCCGGAGGAATGCTGGCCTTGGACGGGAGGCTCCGCACTTCGCAACGGGTATGGTCTATTCACGATCGCCACTGGGAACTCCGGCGGCAAAAAGATGGTTGCCTCTAGAATCGCTTGCTTCATCGGGTATGGACTTCCCCCCACGGAAGGAGCGAAAGCTCTTCATTCCTGCGACAATCCCCAATGCTGCAACCCGAAGCACCTCAGGTGGGGAACGCAGAAGGAAAACGTTGACGACGCGAAGCAGCGCAAGAGGCATGTCAACCCTCCGAACACTCACGCCAACCCGGAATGGGACGCGAAACGCAGGGCGGCGATGCGCAAGGGCGAAGCCGTTGTTAACTCCAAATTGACGGAACCAGTAGTTCGCGAAATCTGGAGGATGCATCTCGAAGGCAAGAACTCCTCAGAAATATCAAGTGCCGTTGGGCACTCCGTTGCGGCAGTTTACGACGTTTGCCGTGGGCGAAGATGGCGCCATCTGGACGGTGCGCCATCTGTTGAAGAGTTGAGGGCCGGCGGCGTCAGGCGCGGCTTCAACCAACACACTCAGAACCGATAATCTTCCTTCAAAATTCCGACCACGAAAGCCGAACGTCCATGACCGAAGTGGTTCCGGAGCATCCCCTCGACTTCGCCACCGAGACGTTCCGCCAGTCTCACGACTTTGGGCTGTTCGGTAATGATAGTGGCGCGCTCAAACCCGAGCTGTTCGAAGACGTAGCGCCCGACCTCTCGCAGGAATGAGCGAGGGAACCATGAACCGGCCACGCTCACATGCAGGTCCGGCTTCTCGAAGCAATTCAACAGGACGCCGGAGACGATCTCGCCATCTTTCTCAAGCCCCATGCAGGTGAAGGGCGGGAAGAATGACTTGCCAACCTTCTCGCTGATGAAGAGGGCCACGCGGTCGTCGGTGACGATCACGTAAACACCTCGCCCGTCTCGTATGTGATTTCGACCGAAACAATTTCCGTGTCGAGCGGGATGACCGAACCGGATGTGATCTGAAGCGCCGGGGCCATGGCGTAGGCCCGCGCTCCGGCCGATGTCCTTGTGTGCTGGATAGACACTCCCTGAGCGCCACCCCAGACGCTTTGCCCCCAGATGCCAACGCCCCATTGCGAACCAGATGGGATGTCAGATGCAGCCGGAGGTGGCGGGAGGGAGACGATGTAGTCTTCCATCACAGACAGTTGCACGTTGGCCTGGTTAGGCCCGCGTGTAGTTGCCCTGATGAGCTTTCCAGTCTTGAGAGAGGTGGCAGCGCCCATATCGTTGAACAGGGGGACATAAGTTGCCGTGAATGTCTCGCCCTGGTCCTGACCGGTCACATAGGCCTCCACGACCTTCCCGCTATCGGAGCCAAAGAAGAGGCGGCCGTTGAAAATCTCCAGGCAAGTTCCGCTCCAGTTCGTGAACTTAGCCCATGCGCCGGTTCTGGCATTTACCACATACATTTCCGGCGGCTGTTCATTGACGGTCGGCAGAGCGACAACCACCATTTGGCGCTCCGGCCAGACAATGCAGTCCCATTCGGCTATCCTGAGAGAGACAGCCTCATTCCATGCTGTTTCGATGGCGTAGGATACGGCCTTGGCGGAAAGGACCGAGGCATCCGTCTGAAGCGCTTGAGATATCGGTACAAGTCCGATGTCAGTAGCCGTCACGACGTCACCGCCAGCCCTGAAGAACGCCTTAGGGCCGCGAGGCTTGCCCATCTGGTAGCGCCCGACCTTTACCCAGTCTGCTGCCGTCGCCGGGTTCGTGCCGTCATAGACCGCGATTTCCCCTTCATCGGTGACAAAGATGCAGTTGTCCTTAAGGCCTATGCCAGTATCTAGGGACCATGTAGACCCGAACAGGAGCTTGCCGCCGAGGCTGAACTCCCCTCCCATCGGGAGCTTTGTGGCCGCTCCGCCGATCGCATCAACTGGCAAGTACCAAGCGTTCAGGCTGTCTTTTTCGAGGAAGAACAGCCGGTTCTTATAGGCCCACACATAGGAAAAGCTGCTGGTCGGGATGCCGGTGATGCCGACGAACAACTGAACTGCCACCCCATCGACAGCGGCCGACCCACCAGAGCCATCGGTTATGGGCTCACCAGCCTGGAACGTGCCACCGGTGATATTGCCAAGGATGAGGTGCCCTGAGGCTACCGTTCCGACGATCTTGGTGACGACCGCGGCCGCCCCGGATGTCCCGCCCGTGACCGTCTGCCCTACCGTGAAGGAGACAGTTCCGCCATTGTAGTTGAGCCTATTTACCGGCTGATCGGTGATCTGATACCAGTCCGTTCCATCATAGACCTGCATGGGGTCCGCGCCGTTAACGATGATGAGGAAGTTCCCCCCCGTTGCCGAAAACTGCTCATCGATCCATTTTCCGCTTGTGGTCCCCTCAATGACTTCGTGGCCGCCCGTCGAGAGCTGTCCGAGATAGTCACCCGCATCCGTGATAATATCGTCCCCCCCGCTTGCAGCGATCCGGTAATTGATGGGTGAGGCGATGACCGTGATGTCATAGACGGTCGTATCCGTGGCGCCGAAGAACTTCTTGTTGTTCCCGAAATTGTAGGTGAAGAGCGAAACGGTCGGGAGTGTGCCGCCGCCAAGGGTCGCATAGATGTCCGACCCGCGCCGGATGAAGCCACCCTCCGCTGTGGGGAAGATGTTTTCCACGATGACGCCGCCGGCAAGCCCCGGAGGAGGCGCGGCAATGTTCTGGTTTGACAGCCATCCGGCAGTCGGCGCCGGGAAGGCTCTCACCTCAGAAGTGCGCGTAATCTGCTTGCGAACCGGGCGGGCATACATTTACCCCCCTCCCAGCGGCCAAGGCCACGCTGTTCGGAAATCGCCGCGAAGCCGATGGGTTCCCTTGCGGATGATCTTCGACCCGCCATCCTTGCCAGCGATTTCGCTAAACGCCTTGATGAAATTCGCCTCGTCGGTGGACGCTTCCAGCCGCTTGAGTTCGCGCCACTTCCAGATAATTCCGAGCGTCAAAAGGCGTTCACTCAAGATGAATCTGTCATCGTCCTTCGTGAATTCGCTCGCTGGTTCCCCGTTCCCCTTGAGAACAACATTCTTCGTGATGTAGACGAACTGTGCCGCTGTCTCTGACGTGGGAGCTGGCTGGAACTCAAACTGGTTGTCCTGCATCGTCCACGCACCGGGGGATATCCAGCCGAAGCTCTCCACCTTCATGCGCAGCCAGTCGTTCGGCCGGGTCACGTGGCAGTATCCCCACGCCCAATTAGAGCCATCATAGATGTCCGAATCCAGAAGCATGCGGTCATAGTCTTCAGGCAGCGGGAAAGTGGTGTCAGTTCCATTCGGCGTGATCGAATGCGCGCGGACAAGCGCCTGCCAATCGTGAGATCTCGCGATGTCCCTTGCGACCTCATTGCCAAGAACCTGCATCTCCAAAGAGAACGGGTCTGTGGCGGAGAAGATCGTATCAGGCTTGCGCCCGACCAGCAGGATTGCAGCGGATTGGCAGGCGCGGAGGAACGTCATTATGCGGCGCCCTGAAGCTCACGAACCGCGTTCAGCAAGAACGTCCTCCCAGGGGTGCCACGTGGCGCTTGCCCGGTAGCCTCTTTGATCTTGGTCTTCAGCTCGTCATCTGTCATCGCTTCAAATGCATCGTCGGCGGCCGTGACTGCCGCCTCGATCTCGGCCGGGGTTGCCTC